GTAAGCAAGGGTCGATCGGTGAGGACAGCGATATCGTGACCACTAACCGAATCAATAGAGACCCTGATCACCCCGGCTCCAGGGTCTCTGACGATTCGATAGGTGTGAAACAAACCGTCGAGGAAGTCGAAACTGATAGCACCCAACATGGCTCCATTGTTCAAATCGAACACTACTACGAAACGCTCTGCTAGAGGCGTGGTCACAAATGCTAGGGCTACAGTGAGACCTGGAGCGGAAAGGCCAAAGCGAACCTGAGTATCTCCGGTCCCCAAGGTGGCGTCGTCCCTCAACCGCAAACGGAAAGAAGCCTCTGTCTGGAGACCGGGAGCGTCCGGCAGGGTCGTGTTGTTTTTGTAAACCGTTTTGGACCCTAAGGTCCCGTAGGTCAAAGTACCTCCAGATACAGACGCAAAAACATCACCAGGGGTATCGCTCTGACGAGTCCAAGGGGTAGGGGCCATCGTATCGTTCTCGGGCAGTACACTACCGTCGTAGGTGAGGCACACCTCTTTAGTGTAATTGAGACCCGAGAAATTGGGGCCGCAACAGTCTCCAAAGGGAGCTATCAGGCCTTCTTCCCCTGTACCCTGCTCAATCACGTCGAGGGACGTGTAGAGGACGTCATCCGGGACTATCAGACGGTACTGTACGGTCCCGTCATTTAGGATGAAGTCTCCGCTGTTATTTAAGACGTCTTCAGGACTATTCAGTACAGAGACATAGGTTGTGTACGGATAGGGAGCCCTAACTTCAAATGTCTGGGTACTAGGTACCAATGGGGTACTGTCGTTCAGCCGCGTGAATGCTTGAAGTCCGGGATCGGCCAGAAAATCGGGGTCCTTCTTTGGGACCACGCCCGTAGAACTAGACTTAAAGCTCGTCAATTCATGGGGAAGGGTGGTGTAGAGCCTCTCGGGGCTCTGCATGACGTTCCACTGGTTGAGGACCTGGTGATGTGGAGCAATTCGGAGCTCGTAAGGTGTTCTAGTGATACCATAGCGCACGTAATCCCAATAGGATTGCTCCAAGTTCTCCGAACTGAAGGAGCCCCAGGCGATGGCTGCCAAACCGTTGGTGACGGTCTTTACGATCCCCGTACCGGAGCTTGGAAGATCGATAGAGTTGTAGCCGATACGAATAATCGGATCAGGGATGTTTTCGAACAACAAGGAGACATCCCCCGTGGTGTCTCGCACAAGCCGATACTTATGTAGAGTTGTCCAGTCGGTCTCTTTAGCGATCCTGTAGTCCACAACAGTGGGTCCTAAGGGCCACGTCTCCCCCACTGTGAGTGTCGAAGAGCTGCTGACACCAGAGACTGTATAGACGCCCTTATTGGCTCCTGTATCTACGATCAACTTGTCGCCGATCGTAATGTTCGCGGCAAAAAAGTCCGCCTCCGGATCCCCTAAGGCGTTTCCGACAGCAGAAGCCCCTCGTCCGATAACCTTCGTGGGTAGGTGGTAGCCCGTAAGGGCCCCGTCATCGTAGCCTTTCCATATCCCAACGTAATGTTTGAGATCAGACCTGGTCCGCCAAGCGTTGCAATAAGCCCATTCGACTTCGGACAAAGAGCCCATGCTCGAAGGGGTTGAGGACCCGAACGATATCTGAGCATTCCCTCCTGAGACTCCGAAAGAACTGTAGTTGGCTGTCCCAATGAAAGTGCCGTCGATGAAAAGAGAGACTAGATCCCCGCCCGTGTTCTTGGAGAGGCGGTACGTATGGAAGGCACTGTCGTCCCAATCGAATCCATAAGACGTGACAGGCACACCGTCTGAATGTAGTTGAACAACGGGGGAGCCTGAAACGATTGAAAGCATGATCCCAACGGCTCGGGTCCCATCGAAAGTCTGAGCGAAAGCTCCTGCATACCCCGAGACGTCCACCGTGTAAGAAATAACGCGATTTCGGAATTCAAGTAGGTAATCGGTGTTGGACGCCACCACTCTGTCATCAGATGTAGGAAGAGCCAGATCCTCTATATAATAGACCTTCCCGTCGCCGCTGGAGGTGTCTTGGATGAGCAGCAAACGGCCCGCCATTGACGCCACAGCCCCTCCCAGGGACGACCAAACGTAGGGACTGAAATCCTCCGGAAGAGATCGGCCGCCGTAGCTGAACTTGGGGACTCCGCGATCATTCAAGAAAGCCACTTGCGTGAGGCGCGACCCGTCATCGACAGCGACCATCAAGCCATACGGGTCAATGCCGTGGGTGTAGGTTCGAAGCTGTACCGCAACGTCAACCGCCACTTGTGAGGCGTAGGTCAATAGGGGTTCCATGCGGACGAACCCCTTGTAATCCCCACCCATGAGCCCCACTTCTTGGGCTGTAGAGGCATCTGTCGCGCTCGTTGAATCCAGCAACAGGTAGTTACCGGATTCAATAGTCTCGGTCCCGTGAAAGCCAATGGGCGTCCACGGTTTGGCATCTACCTCGGGAGCAACGTTCGCCTCATAGCTGACGAAGCTCGATGGACTTGTCTGTAGAGGGTTCGTCGGCAAAATGAGGTACCGCACGAAGTCCCATTTCGATGAATTTTCAGCAGGACGAGAGATAGACCCGAAGAACGCACCCTGGATCTCATCGAACGGTGCCCCGAGCTCTTCAAGCAAAGGGGCTTCTTCGGGCAGAATCCGCAGGGTCTCAACCACGTCCCCATCTACGAACAGACGTATGACTCCGTTTAGATCTCTGAAGATGCGGTAACTATGCAACGTATGCCAGTCGAACGCCGCAGGAGCGTGCGTAGGAGTATTGGCGTTAATGCCCCCAATCCATGAGGATGCCAAAGAAGGGTTGTCTCCAGCCCCACGCTTCAGGAGTCCGATTTTACGCACACCTCCGACAATCAAGAAACCGACCACATAGGCCGCGGTCTCGTCTGTATAGCCTATCGACACCCCAGTGAAGACGCCGTTCGGGACGGCCACCGTGTCGATGAAGAACCTCCACGACAACGCAAACGCGTGTGGGAAAGTAAGATCCAGTTCTTTGGTCCAGAAGATGGGCTGCCCGTAAGGGAAATCCCCTGAGGTATTGTCAGTAACAGTCAACACTCCTGCAGAAACGGAGGACGCTCCTACGCCATGACGAGTCCAACCGACTGCCTCGGGCAATTGCGAAGCTTCGTAGAGAACGAATTCTTCAGAGATGGTCCGAGATGCTGGGGGGTACGCAATCTTGTGGGTCGGACTATTGAGTAGAAGGGTGGTGGGATCGTTCAGAGTCGGGGTGTACGCCCGTTCGAAGGCCCTGTAATGGATTTCCCGTTCCTCTGGCTGATCAAGGGTCGCCAACATGTCGAGAGGCTCGTACTCATGCGGCGTAACGAGAGTGTTGTTGTAACGGTAACGATGTTGCGAGGAATTGGGGCTCGCGCTGGCATCGTTGTTCCATGAATTGAGACGGAATTCCCGGGAGTTTAGGCGTCGGAATTCGACTGTTGGATTACACACCCAGCTGTAGTCGATCTTCACATCGTCATCGGGATCCGGAACATTGTCCAAGATCACCTGACCCAGAAGCCCTACTACCGCTTGAGGGGTTACCGGCACTCCGTTGATTCGAACCGCCACATCCGATGGATCATCAGCAATCTCTCCGTTCTGAGGATTGACGAGCTCCCAATACAGGGTCCCGCTCGATGGACTTGGGATCGTGAAACTAGCCGATACTCTTGCCCGATTGGGAGTGAGGACACCTTCCAACCGGTAGACCCCGCTCAAGGATGTGAACTTCGTGCTAGTGCCCAATTCGACTTTAAGAGCGTCCGGAACCGTGAACGTATCGTCGATGCTGACGTTGCGTCCCACTACTGAGGAAGTGCTAGTAGGGGCTTGTCCCATTGCCCCAAGGCGTATGTAGTAACCAATTTGTGAAGACGACAGAGTTGCACCAGGCAGGGTCAACTCAGTGATGCCAGCTACAACAGCCCCGAACCCGCTTTGAATCGTTTCACCTGGTTTGGATATTGGACCCTTATCGGTGAAGACGCTTCGAATACCCAGAGGAATGGCCCCAGTGAAGATGGCCGAGCTGTAGGAGGGGTCGATCGGATTTCCAGCTAGATCTTTGGGGGTGCCCGCATAATTAACGTTCAGCGTATAGGGCCCCATCGCAATACCGCCAGTTTCCAAAGCGACGGTGTTGGGGCCAGCAGACCAAACCCGTTTCACTCGAACTGGCGTGGGGCCTGTAATTACATACTCCCCAGGGAACACCAAGTCTCGATCCGACCTCATGGGTTGGTCGTACTCGACCAGTACATGGCCCTCTTCAGAAATGGTCGCGGCTACAACGCGGGGGCCGTCAATGCCAGCTGTGTAAAAGTTGGAGGAGTGCTCGAAAGGTCCTCCATTCTTGGTCAATAGCTCGCGGGCCTGGAATTCGTATCCGGCCTGGTTGGTGATCTTGGAATCAGTCTTGAAATGCAACCCCTGTACAGCACTGGTGAGCTTCCAGTCGAGCTTACCATTTACGTTGTCGACTACGGGAAGGGGTCGATCGAGCTGAATTTGGTCAGGACTTACAACATTTACAATGCGGTAAATTCCTGGAGCAGAGCCGTTCAATACCTCCAGGTAGTTACCCACATCCCCCCCTGAGAATCCGCTGTTTACGGACAGAGGATGGGCTCCCAACACTTCAACTGCGTAAGAGTCCGATACCCCCAGATTCTCAACGGTTAGCACGTTCCGGCCCGTGACCGTTACGGAAGTAGAATTATACCCTCCCAAAGTACTGAAGAACGTCGAAAAGAATACTTGGTTTCCTTGATAGTCGACCCTCCCCAAGGAACCGGTTTGACGAACGGCCACTAAGGGTTCTGCCACCGCAACTTGAAAAGGGACGCCTTCTCCCAGAGGTCGGAATTGAAAGCTCCGATTATCTTCTAGGCGATCATATCGGATCTCGCTCGGAAGCGTCAAGGTCAAGCCATAGCCATCCGGATCCAATACTACCGGCAGAGGTGTGACGAGCTCGACTGTAAGCTTGTCCTTCACCAAAAAGGTGTCGAGCAGCTCTCCAGGGAACAGCCGAGGCCCAGCTGAATCTGCTGTATTGATCGTGTCCGAGGCCGCACGATCCACCACACCACCCAGCTTGGCTAGAATAGTGTCCGCAACGAGGACCGTTTCAGATAAAATCCGTAGGAGCTGTGTTTCTCGAGAGATAACGTCCGAAACGGCCAGGGTGTCTTGCACCACGGCATCGAGGTTCAGCACCTCCCCGAGGCAGTAATCGGTGACCGCAAACGTATCCGACAGGGAAATTTTATACAGGTGGCTAGAAGCCACTACCACCTGATCCGTAGCTGTCAGGGTGTCGGAGAACGCACGAATGTAGTAGGCCGATGTCCGGATCTGTTCGGTCACCACCAAAGCCTCGGTGAGGACCCGCCCACGAATGGCGCCCACAATGAAGCTGTCGGTGGTCGTTATAGCATCCGAATTAGACCTGAAGACCGTGACCGATGCCTTATCGGTTACGGTTACGGCATCTGCAAAACTGCGGATGAACGGTACACTTCTGGTTATCTGATCTGTCAGGATCAGATTGTCGTTCACATTGGCAGAGAGAGTCTTATCCGTAGTGACGGAATCCGTCACTGTAATCGCGTTTACCCCAAGGTCTACGCTATAGAGGCGAGTCTTTGCACCTGAGGAACTGTCCGTGGTCGAGAGGGCATCCGTGCTTGGAGCCCGAGCGTAGGTGACGGACGAACCCGCATTGTCCCCTTCAATGAGAAGGTTGTCACTTGCGCTAACGGCGTAAACGAGACTTGAGGTTGCACCGTCAGCGACGCTTACAGCATCCCTTGGGAACGATGTCTCACGAAGGGTTGTATCTAGGATCCCGACGGTATCCGATACAACCCTTCCATATGTAGCCGATATCAAGGTCGTATCCGTAACGGAGACCTCGTCGGCAACACTACCTGCTACAAAGTCTGTGATACTGAGGGTATCTTGAGTAACCCGATCGATGAGGTACCCTCGTACAGAAAGATCTGTCGTGCTGAGCGTATCCGTCGCCAACAGCACGCCCACAACCCTACTCGTAGAAGACGTGTCGGAGGTGGTAAGGGTGTCGGACACACTCACTACCTTGACGATAGGGAACGAGATGAGGACTTGCTCAGAAATATCCTCGATCGTATCCTGTAGGGTTACGGTTACCATCAGAAATCCTCGCTGTGGTCTTCACCCTTGACTGAAGTGTTCATCTTCATACCCAACCGATCACGATCTCGGACAGCGCACCAATAGCTGCGGTAATCCTCGTAGTAGTAGTTGGAGAGCTTCCACTTCATGGAGTCCAGGATCCGATTTACAGGGTCGTTGGGTTTGTAATCATCTCGGAATATGAAACGAATCCTAAAGAGCGTGTGTGCCGGCCGAATGATGTCGAGAATGATCCTGATGCTCGCCTGAAGGTCGAAGATGTTGGGCGGGAAGGTGCCCGTGGTCTCGACATTGATCGTGAATCCAAACTGATCCGAAATGTCGAGCCCTGAAGCGCCTGCTCGGGTCAACAAGAAGTTCTCCAGCACCTGGAAGTCCTCGGAGACGAAGAGGCTGATCGCCTCTTTGATGCTCACTGGGACTGACCCTTGGAAGTAGATCTTGATGAGGGATAGCAGGAATTTACGGAATTCGTCGTCGCTGAACTGCAAAGGTGGGAGCCGGTTATTCAGGAACACCAGGTACCCGATCATTGAGTAAAGAAACTCGCTCCTCGTCTTGTTAAAGTCCCGGTCAAGGTCCACGTCCTCTAACGCGAGCTCTATCCTTGCGAGCTCGACCGCCACAGCCTTTAACTCTTGCGTATAGTTGGGACCCTGGATGGCTGACACATAGTTCGATGGCAGCAAGTTCAGTAGCGCCGTGAAAATAGTCTGTGACCGCTGAAGCAGACGGAGGTTGTACTCCTTGCCCCGCCGCTCGATAGTGAAGTTGACTCGACTTAGATCGAGGGTAAAACGGGCCACTTAAGCGCTCCTGATCGTGAGCGTAAAATTCCCAAGGTCGAGGAACTCTACCAGGGCTGCAGGAATGTCGTGCGGCCCCACGTCGTTTCGAACGACATAACTAACCGCGTAGGTGTGGTTGGTGGGACTATCCGGAGGGATGCCTGCGCCCGAGAGGCTGAACAGCACATGGTTGGCCGTCAATCGCAGGCGTTCCGCCTCAATGGCCTCAGCAGTAGAAAATCCTGCCAGAATGAGGGTGGCGTCATCGCTGTAGCCGGGTAGGGACATCCCTTCAGCTCCAATGATGTACGCCTGGTTGGGGTGTTGACCAACCGTAAGGGCCGTCGTGGAGAGCACCATCGCCTCGTCGTTCTGAAATACCCCACGATGTTCTGTGCTCAGACCGCCGCCATCTGTCGTCGGGAAATGTAAGGCATTCAAAGAGATGAATACCTGGTTACCTCCGATGTCGAGGCTGACGATATGAAGACTGTCCGATGAAATACTCTCTCGAAGTCTTCTCGATCCATCAGCATAGCCCATACGGGCCAGTGGTATGACCTCAAAGTCTACACCTTCTGTGGAATCGATCGAGTTGATGATGTCCGACTGGGCAGTTCCTTGGCCGATCAGTTTTTGATCCAGTTCAAGGCTCACGTTCGAACGAATGGCGGGGTCTACCTTGTCCCGAGCGGCTCCTGGCTTAAGCTGCACAGTGGTTTCTAGCACGACCGAGTTGAGGATAGCCTGCTTGACCAAAACATCGGCCGTGATGTGTCGGCGACTATTAACCGTTCGTTGAAGCTGTTGAAGCAGATCGTTGATCACATAAGTGACGGTGAAGTTCTCATCGTGATCGTAGTCGACACTGACCGTTTGGCCGCTCACAATGGTCGAAGGGTTGGTACGTACAATTTGAGTCGGGGTTGTGGCGGTACCTAAAACGATATCAAAATCGGGAGAGCTCGATCCGGGGCCGTTGTATTCGATCGTACGGTCCTGACTGTAAACCCTAAGTGTCGCGGTGTTGATGCCAATGGACCCCAACGGCTCATTGAAAAACCCGAGCATGATGTGCTGCTCATCGTTCACCGAGATACTTGCGCCTGACGGCACACCTCCTACTTGATTGATGATCAGGTAGTCGTTAGCAATTGGGGATTCACCCTCGAGGAGAGGGTCCCCTGTTTTGTAGAGATTGAACCCCAAAGTGTTGTCTAGAGAGCCTGAAGCCTCTCCCACTACGGATACGACACGTCGAACAGGCTGAAGGGTGAACTTGAACAAGTTCACCGAACGGAATCTGTAATCGGCCGTAACGATGTCGTTGATAGCCGTGACGGGCTGAGGAATGGCGGTGTTAACCCTGAAAGTTTGGTAGTCGAGGATTACTACCCCCGCCAAATTGTAGTCGAGCCCTTGGGTGACGTTTCGAACCCCGAATCCTTGAACTGGGTTGTTGAGGATTTCTGTTATGGGCGTATTTGGCGTCACACGACTATCCAACACCCGAAAAACCAGATTGGCTAGATCGATGATTTGGCACCGGATGTCCCTAGCGACGTCGAACGTGAAAGCAAACCGCTCGGTAACGGTTCGTTCACGTAGACCCTGTATCCAGATGTCTACCTTGCCGCCGATGTGCTTCTTACGAACTTCGTCGTAGTCGCGCATCATGAGGACGTCCCCCGATTTGACGACACGTGATTTAATGATCCCTACTTGGCTTGCGGCCGTCGCGGCATAGCCCCCTTCTGTGCCGGTATCGACCGACACGAAGCCCAGCATGGCCCGGGTGGCTAGATCGGAATTGGACTCACGATCCGTTCCGAAGACAGTGGATTCGATGTTGACGACCTGTAGGTCTCCCACTGTACCCGACACATTTTTGATGGTTCCAGCCGAACGATTACCAGTTGATCCGATGGTTTCGGCCACAATATCAACTGTGATCTCGTAACGTCGGGTAGAAAAGTTGTAGTACGCGTCCGCCTGAGAGGCGATCATGATGAACGTCCCACCCACTAGGAAGCGCACGGAGGGCAGGTTGTTCGAACTATCCGCATCCGTTGACACCACCGTGCCGGACGCGATCAGGATGTCCTGTGAAGGTCGAGTGGTCGTATAAAATACAACCTGGCCTACGGAAGGGCGACCCGGCAAGCGTGTCCGCTGAAAGTTGCCCGCCAGCTTGTCGAATTGGATGTCGATCAGCTGTTGAACGGCGGCATCTGTCTGTAGACCAATAGCCGCCTTGAGGGCTTGCTTGTAAGAGCTTCCCGCTACGGGATCCGAGATCCCGTCTCCATTGGCATCATCGATCTGGAGCAAAGTGAGGAAGCTCGACGAACGATGCACGAAATCTACGAGGAACCAAATTCGTTCGGCTTCACTCGCAAATGGATCGATCTCTACGTCCCGGGTAGTAGACCCAGGGATGAGTGCGATCGAAGAATCAGCTCGCTGAATAGCAGCCACAAAGTCGAGAACAATCTGGAGTTGCGTGCGGCCAGGGAGGTCTCGAATAGCGGTATCAATGATGAGGGGCGAACCCAACACTTCTTGGCTATAGGGTGTCTCGAATTCACTGTTGGTAATGGAATCGAAGTAGACCCCTGTCACTACATAGTACAAGGGTGACGTCGTATCGACGTCCACAAACTGATCCGAATTGGAACCGCTGGTCCGAAAATGGGTGAAGTACGCGAACTCGGTCAGCACTCGGCTGTCCAGACTGCCCGTGAACTTCATCTGTCCTGCTATTTCCTGGACGCCCGTGAGGACATTTAGGACTTCTCCCACTTCTTTGCCGAACCCATCTTCTTGTGTAACCCGTACCCGGATGCTGCCCGTGATGGGGAAGACGGTATTATAAGAGGTGCTGTTGATCAGATCCTCCTCAAAAGTGGTGGACTGCGTGGTGACGGGGGTACTGTTGAGCTTGAAATAGCCCGCGGTTCCAGCGGGCTCCGATCCGGCGTAAAAATTGAAACCCTTGAACTCGAACTCAGTCCCCGAAAGAACTTGTTCGCTCGGGACCGCAGCCAGAATATCCACTGCGTCCCTACGTCGATGAGTCCGAATCCCTGAAGGGATGAGTGTCTCTAGAGAGGTCGCCGTCAAAATCTTCGTGATCGTGGCCGACGATGAAGCACTCACCCCACCTACGATATCGATCGCTCGAAGCAGGATAACGTTGGGCCCCAAGTCCAGAGGAATGCCGTCCGGATAGCTACTGGGATTTGGAACCGTGAAGTTCAAGCCGTTTAGATAAACAAGCGTAGGGTCCGAGACGAAGGGACTACCGTTCACCGAGACTTGAAGGTCCACCGTGTTGATGTTCACCAAACCGGTAAGGGTGATGAAATCCAGATTGGTAGACAGCACCAAGTTCTGCGTGTACCCGCTGTTGTCTCGAAAGGCTATTTGAGGTGCCGTCGCCATGGGTCACTCTACCAAGTTGTAGTTGGGCAGCGTTGCGTCGAAAGTGCTCTGCTGCTGGGTGGATCCTAAGAGGTCGAGAGGGAGCGGGGTACGGATCCCTCTCGAGATCTGAATGGGCTTGCTTGATCGGTTTTGTACAGTTGCGCTCACAAAGATAATCGTGGGGTCCTGGTCACTCTGTTGAAGCTGAACCCCAAGGAGGCGAAATGGGTACTCTTCGTCCGTCACCACCTGGCCCACCACTTCTTCCTGCTGTTTTTTGATCGACTGCCAGCGACGGAAGGCCTCGTAGATCTCCGATTGGATCATATTTTGGACGATCCCTGAAGAGCTGAGCTTCTTGCCGACGGAATCGACAATCGTCGTGCCATACCAGATATGGAATGGATTGGACCCTCGAACGGTGTACATGGCCTTGAGCATCTCCTGAAGAAGGAGGTCCTCATTCTGGACCTTGACAACAGTCCCCTGGCCGTTGTACCGCCAGTCGTTTTCTATACCAACGCCACCGCATCGACGGCATTCCTGACGAACGGTCGAATAGCTGAGCTCGACATAATTCTTCAGCCCTTTAAGAGGGTCGTCGAATACCAGCAGGCGTGTGGGACGATCCGGCAGGGAATTCGGGTCGTTGACAATGGTCCAACCCGGCACGATCGTCTGACCCCGCCAAACCCGATTGGGTGCGAGGCCTAAAATAGACGCTGCTGTGCTACCGGATCCCTGAAGAAAAATGGTCGCCCCGTCGCCCACGACAGAGGTCTGTATGCGAACCTGACGCTTAGATGTCGCAGAGAATACGACCCCTTTAACACGACGATTCATGACCTCAGCGATTTGTGTCGCCGAAATCTGGTTACCAGACGGCAGAGTAAGCACCTGTGTTGCCGAGGATCCGACCTTCACCACCAATCGATCGGTAGAGCCACCCTGAATATTGAAAGGGCCCGACTTCACTCCCGTCGCTGATGCCGGAATGTGCGTTCCAGGAGAAGGGACGTCCACCGCTCCATCAGCTCGAACTCTAACGGTACCGATCGCCGAGATGGGTCGAAGCGGAGTCACCGTTTTTCGATCCGTAGACAGAAAGAGCGCCTCCTCGACAACGAAGTGGGTGCAAATTTGGTCCAATTGACGATCGTAGCTCATGCGCCCGTACTCCCTGGTCCCACGAAGCCCGTGTTCTGACGTTGTGCTGTCTCTGCCTCGCGAGATCCGTCCCCGCCCACATCGTAGGAGCTGAATGGTGCATAGACGTTGAAACCAAATTTGTCTCCACCACCATCGTCGTAAACGGCTCGATAGTTGGAATCGGCCAAAAATTGGCTCACCTGAGCGGCCACGTATTCGAGGGACCCGGTGACCGAGGCTGCCTGCTGGATGGTTTTTAGGGTAGCGATCTCGTTCTGGAGTTCGTCTGAATAGTCGACCGCTCTACGAATCTTCCGTTCCAGATTTCCGAACCGATAGTCCAAAGTAGCGTTCAGCCAGGATTTACCATTACGCACCAGTTCAGCCGTAGGGGCATCCGATAGTCCTTTGGCCCCAATCACCTCCCCGTTCGACATGAACTGAGACGACTGTGTCTCCGTACCCTTCACTCGGAATACCGGGTCATTTCGAAGACGGACCCTAAGGTCAATAAAGGGATCGCCTCCGAGGACCTCGTAGGTGCCCAATAGCTTACCCAGATAGGAATCAGCCGGATCGGCGGCGTACCCCTGTGGGATGCCCTTTGAGTACCTAAAAACGACCGACCCGATTCTGTTCACCTCTGCCTGGAGGTGAAGGAGACGGCCTTCCACCAACGGGAGCTGGGACTTGGCGTACGCTAAGAAGCGCTCAAATTGCGATTTATTGAACGTCCCCAACCAATCATGGGCCATTTTAGAGTCCTTTGGACACTGCCGATCGGTTTGGAAGACAAGCCGAGTTCTTCATCTTTGGCCACATCTAGAAGGACATCCTTCAAGTAGTGGGCCCAAAAAGTGAAATCTGAGCCGCTAGCCGAAGATGATCGAAAAGGCTGTTTTGAAGGCTGTAATGTCGGGAGCCACATATCCTAGGGCAATCCCCGCCGTGTAGCTTCCCGGCCCGCTAGGCGGCTTGGTACCCCCCGCTGTATCAACGGCCGTCACCCACGACTGTACGGTCCCCGTGAGTTCAGGAACGCTAAGCACATAGGCCCCGAACTGGAGGCTCTCAATGAAATTCAGGATGTCGATCAAAAACTTGATGAAACGCTCCAAAGCGTCGATTTTTCGCTCAATCAAGCCGATGAATGCCTTGATTTCAGCCATCACCCCTTGGTAGGCATCTACCAAAGCTTGGATTTTGGCCAACAGGTCATAGATCATCTGACCGCTCCAAGGCACGATATCCCGCAGCGGCACCACCGAAATCCAGTCCACGGGAGCTCCCCCAAGGGTGTAGCTCTTGACGTACTGTACGGCCGAAAGGATGTTGGAACGGAGGCTCTGGTCCGAATATCCGCTGACGAAGGTGGTGGCCGCCTTCGAAGTGATATTTTCCGTTGGCGTAAAGGCTATCACCACCTTTTCCAACGTGTTGGCTCCCGCTAAGCCCTGGGTTGCTATGGGACCGGAAGGTAGGCTTCCTTGCATAATGTTGCGGAATCCGTTCAGTGCGTCAAAACCCGCCTGCAGTAAGGCAGATGCGATGGCTATGGCCAAACGTTTTGACTGTTTGCGAACGCTGGAATTCTGCCACGGTAGCTGGAGATCTCGGCCCGTGATGGGATCCGGTTGAAAGCTCTCGTTGATTGTATTGGCCCGAGAGAGATCGCCGATCACCAAGTAGGATTCGAACGTCGCGATTGCGCTCGCGAGGTTCATGAGTGTGCCTCGACCCGTCTGTGTAACAGACGGTCCTGATGGGTCAGCCGCAAGATGAAAATCCAATGAGAAGGCGGTCTGAAGTAAACGTGTCAGATTCTCGACGACATCAAACTGTGCAGGATCGATGCGTTTGGGGACCGACACTGAAATGATACCCGACGCCTTACCCATCACCAGACCAGCGGATTCCTCTGGCCACTTCATGACCAACGAATTGGATTCGATGGTGAAGGACAGCTGGTCGTTGGTTGGAAAGGCCGGTTGGTCGCCCGACATTTTCAGGCTACCACTATAGGCCCGCACCCTGTAATAGTAGACAGTGTCCTCCGCCACGTCATTGTCTATGTACCGGAACTTACCTAATTGACCTAGGATAGACGTGATATCTGTCTGACTGATTAGCTTATACTGCTGGAACTTAACGACGGGATCTCCATACTGGTCCTTGAGAACCTCTCGAATCATCACTGGAGACGAGGGGTCAGTAGCATTGGTCCAAGTCGCTCGATTGAACTCGACAGTCCCTGTGGCGGCAGGTGTCTGTAACTGACTGATATCGATCTTTTGAGCAGCTGGATTAGATGTTGAACGTTCGATCAAGAAGCTCGGGGGAATCAACTCCTTAGCGACCTTGGTCACAACGTCCGTGTATCCAGGATCCGGTGTCTCAAGGCTTGTGGGGAGAGCCCATTGGAGCTGGATAGCGTTGATAGGACCCTCTGTGAACACCTTCGCCACCGCAAGGATAGGGTCGCCCTTGGCCCCTACAGGAAGAGCCTTTAGGTTTCCCGGGGGCTCATAACGCGGGGATGTGAATTCTCGTCCGAAGAATCGAAGGAGCTGCGTGATTCGATGGATAAGCGCATAGGGTCCTTCGGCATCCACCACAAGGAGTACGAAACCCGACTTAGTGGACCCCTGTCTAGGCTGAGGGCGGTTGAAATCCAATGGGTCAAAGAGGCTCCCCTTGAATCGTTCGGTAAATGCCCTGAATCCACCCGACACTTTGTTGAAGTTGGGATCCTGCGTGGGATCCGGAACGTCAAAATAGGCCGATATACCACTAGTCTTGAGGGATAGGAACAGCTCCTCAATGAGTTTGATGAGGGTCTCGACCAAGACCTTGATAGGGTTGCCGAAGTCAATGAGGAAGATCTTGACGGTGTCGAGGATGGCCTTCAAGACGTCCAAGAAAATGAGAAGAGTCTCAAGAACGCTCCTCACCGGCTTGAGTATGTCTTTGCCAGGAACCTGTATCTCGAAGGATTTCCAGTTCGCCATTTAGCTACCGAACTGAAGCTTCCGCAGCTTCTTACGCAAGCCCGCCAATTCCGCTTCCGCGGCTTGACGGGATAGTTTGGCAACCTCAATCATACGATCCTGAATCGGGAAACGGTTACGGTATTGCCATTCAGGTTTCACGTCTGCACCGACAGCAGCTTCGTCAGTTGTTTCAGAACGTCCTTCTGCGCCTTGATTCGGCTCGCCACCGCTCGGTCCTTCATGACCAAGATCCCCTTCTCCAGGTTGATCCTCGCGTCGATCCATACAAACCTCTTATCGTAAAGGCGGTCTCCCGCTGAAAGTTCGCTCTCTAGGCTTGTGACATCAGTTCCCACTTGGGTGAAACGCCCAGACACTGCGGTGGCTCTGGCGTCGAGGTCACTCGTCACCAGTCGTGTCGCGTAAGCCCCTGCATCCCCTGACACCACCACGGGTGTGCTAACAATGGCTTGAAATGCCGTGGTAGCAGTCGCAAAAAGAGCGCTACTTTGGGCCGCGTCTAGCACTCCGTTGAGAGGGCCCACTGTAAGACCGATGCTCGATACGATCCTAAATACGATGCCTGTCGAGTTGACGGGGAATGACCCTTCAATCGTCAAATTGGTCTGAGAATCCACGCTTTGGATTTTATAGAATCCAGCGTCAACTCCGTTGCGGATAAACAGCAGGTAGGAAGTGTTGATCCCGCTCGTCAAAAACGTCTGCCCTGCGGACGTAAATGTCGAGGCGCTCGCGACTCCGTTCGTACCCGTAGCTTCATCGACGAAGATCGTGTTGAAGAAGTTGTCGATCGCCGTCGAGTGGTCGCCAAGAACCGTAAGCTCTCCCGCAATAGCCGACGCCAATTGGGATCCAATTGAGGCTGGCGTAAATCCGAAGGTCTGAAGAGGGTTGTCGATGCGATAGCTGCCGCCAAGAATGGTGGAAGGGTAGGGCGACAACTGGAGCTGCGTCGCCGATACAACGGATACCACTTGTCGTCGAAGCCCCACATCAGCCCCTGACAACATGACAACAGTATGGCCTGGACGTACATTGGCGGAAATAAAGTTCGCCGATAGGTCCACGAGAGTGGAGGTACTGCTACCCGATCCGGCTGTACCTATCCGAAGAGATGTGTTGGTCGTCACCGCGAAAGTGAACCCTGAGTCCACCGTATAGGCGGTGTTCAAGGTTATGGTGGACCCTCCAACCGCTGTGATGCGTCGGAATGACGTCCCTGCATTCGAGCCACTCCGAATTTCCACCAAATCGTGGATTTTGGGAATAGGGGAAGGCCACGCACCACCCGTATTGGTGATGACGGTTCCACTGCCATCGAGGTTGCCCGTTCCAACAAATGGAGCCGAGGTAGCGAGGCGAATAGTTCCCGTTCCGGTAGCGATGATGCTCTGCTCGACCGTCAAGTAACCAGCAGCAGATGTCTCTGATGTAGCGAAAGGGGTTAGGACAGGGAATTGGCGGTTGCCGTCATCGTCAGTGGTACTGCCGTCCAAAGCTGGAAAACGGAAGGGCTCGGTCGACGTGTTATTAGTCGACAATACGATGTCGAGGATTTCTCCCGCAGCAGGAGGCTGAGGCAATAGAGTAAGGCCTGCCCACGCAGAGGCTGATTCAACAGGATCAACGTACAGCAGGAGGCCCCGCTCCAAATCTACATTGACGTCTAGCCCGAGACGGTACTGCTTATAGTAGGACGTGTCGGTCGTCGAAAGACGTACAGTAGATCCAACGGGGATGTCGACTGGTATCCCAGCGCTGAGAGTGAGACTTGTGCCTGAGGCCGTGAGAACAGCTCCCGAAAACCCGTCAGGTACGAGCACTGTTCCGTTCTGAGCGATGACAGCAATCTTCATCGAAGCCGCAAAGGGCGGCCGTAAAAGGTCCGTGCTGCCGTCCGAATCATCGACCTGAAGGGTCGTACTGCCGGCAGGTGTAAAAGCTGTGGTGACGCACCAGGGGAATCGTCGTTGGATACCTGATACCCCACGAAGATTTTTGACTCCTGTGTCCATGATAGGGTCGCCCGTCTTGGTGCCCGCCACCACGACACCAAAGCTAGCCGTTCGAGTGGGATAGAAACGACTCGTCGGAGACGTCTTATAGACTTCGACGAAGGTCCCTATAGACGTCGCCACGAAGGGCGGTCCCGTGATCGTAAACGGGGCCGGGCTAATCTGGAAGCGATCGTCGATCTGATTAGTGACCGTCGCGAAGGTCGTTCGGGGCGGGTTGTCGATGTTGCCGTCGAACAAGAATCGCCCATCGTGGTCACCCACAACTCGGCCATCCAAGCCCTCAAGCGCATCCTCCAAGTAATTGATCGCATCGTTAAAGTACTTCAGGGTTGGACGAGCCACCAGGTCCTCGTTGGCGAGGTACCCTTCTTCAAAGTAAAGCGATTCCTTGCCTTGATCGGACAGGCGAGGGGAGGATGAGTTCTCCAACGTAGGACCACCCGTCGGCACGCTTGACTTAGCGGCTTTCGTGTACGCCTCGATCAGCTCTCCGCGGAAGTTGGTGAAGGTCTCGACACGCCAATAGAAAGAGTCAGGCGCGTACGTAGTGTAGGAGATCTTGAGCGTCTGCTTGTTGAGGCCGTTCTGGTCGTTCGGTACGATCGCGAACGTGTAGGAGGCCCGGAAGCGCCGACCCGCTTCGATGATGGTGTCGCCAGTGTAGAAAATCCCGACCTCTTCATTGAACGTGAGGGGGTTCGCAAGAACAACAGATCCAGAGGAATCGATCGTGTATTGGTCAGGCTGCTGGAGCACTGTCCCGACTTGCCCTTCGGTGCGTCGAAATACCGTGTAGGGCTGCCCTAACTCGGGGCTTCTCTGTGTTGAGGCTGCTGCAGAAGGCGAAGGCAAGACTGGGCGAACTGACCGCTTGAGTGAGATCCCACTATATTGAGTAAGGCAGTTGGCGAGTAAAGTAACCTCGGTCTTACCTGAATCCTTGCTGTATTTGGATCCCGACACGACGTTCATATCGAGCGATCCGAAGATCACCACGGTGCCAGCCGTGTAAGTTCGGCTGTGGTCCCCTGCGAGCAAGAACTTGGACGACCCCCGAGGGACGGGGTCGTAGGCCGCCATCTCGGTCACAAAATACGAGGGATTGATGACCGATCCCGTCACACGAATTTTACCCGAGCTCACAGCTAGCGTGGGATTTGTAAAATCAGACCTAAAGGTCTGTGGGGACATCAAGACAACGGTCGTCACCTGAGCGCTAGAATCGTAGCTGGATGAGCCAATCAGGTAAGCTTCCGTGCGGTCCACAAGCAGCAAGATGTTGGCCGCCAAGACGTCCGTTCGGTCACCCGCGATTCGGAAGCTGTTATCACCCTCTGTGATCGCGAAAGCGACCCCCTGCATGGGCGGGTTCAGGACGGTAAAACTCTGTTCACCCCCAATCGCGTTGTAGATACTGTAATCCACATACACGTTCTCGATCGGATCCACCGTGGGACCTGAAGGAAGGGCGTCTGTGACGGTCGGGGTCTCGATGAACGTGACCGATGAGTCCGCGGGCGTAAATAGCACTTGGTTGGTGCTCTGAGGTCGCCCTCCTCGATAGGCTCTGGGGGTGGGGAGACTTGCTACCTCATGCCCGGCCGGGTTGTAGTACAAAGTACTGGTAGGAGCCGGGTGAGGTTGTACCAACTCCTTACGAATCAGGAAGGTAGCTCTCTCTTGTAAGAGGTTCCCGTCTACATCCTTGTAGGTGATGAAGGCTTCTTCGTTGGTCAGCATCCTGTCGCTAAACTGTACGAAGCCCAAGGGAGGCTGGAGCTGGTAGTCGATTCCCAGCGTCAAAGCCTTGGACCAGAAGACGATGCTGCCGCCCGTGATATCTGCAGAGCTGAAGTTCAAGTTACCGGTGGCTTGCGAGACTTGTACGGTGCCTTGGGGTAACGTCCCAGGGCTAGTAAAGGAACCGTCGTTCGCCACCAGAACGGTGTGGGTAGAAAAGGTGTCGTCTCCGAAACGGAAGCGACTACTGCTCGCCTTCGTGGCATCAATTGTGAGACGAGGGGAATTAGTAGTCATACCCAGCGGGAGCAGACGTTCCACGCGAGTATTTGGGTCCACGGGCGGGACTTCATAAAAGAAGCGGTCCACCAGGATCTCTACCCCTCGACGGATTTCGTATGCCAGGTTCGAAGAAGTGCTGCCCGCTACGTCGGTCGTGAGAGTCGAGGTCCCCACTGTGTCGGCGCCGTAGACGCCTTTCGCAGCCCCACTGAGGACCACCAAGTAGTCCCCTGGTTGCACACCCAGGGTTGTGAAGTCCTTGGACGTGTCGGTGAAAGAGGTGCCTGCAAAGCTTCCGCCTGAACCCTCGACTATCAGACTGCCGTCCGTGTCCACCAACGTGACTAGACCCGACTCCTTGTCGATAAGGGCGTCCTCACCCAGGGTGAGGGGTGCGTAAACGCCACCACCCGCTGTGGTCTCAACCTCCAGAATGAGGCCCGGTCCAAATACCATAGGGTCAGGAAGTTGGACTCCGCCATAGGGAGTGGGGGCAGCGATCACTTCACCGCTCTTCCGTTGAGCGTACAGAAGGTTCCGAGCCTCGAAGTCGATGATATAGCCCAGACCCGTTGGCGGGGAGGCAACGTCCAACCGGGGTAACACACCCGTGAAAGTGCCGGTCCCCTGCGTGACTTCAACCACGAGAGGCTGTGTGTCGACGGGGATGGCGGGCAACGTCACGGTAGGGGATCCGATGATGGGGTCCGCCAAGATGGCGCCGTTACTCACATAAAAACACGATACGTCTTTGAGGGTCGCGTCCGTGTCGTCAAGATTGACGGGCGTCCGGAACATTCGGATCACCATACCTCGCTCGATCGCGATGTCGGGCACCACCGCTTGGACGATCTGGCCGCTGTATAGTTGTTGATCCGAAGCCGAAAACTGAACCTGTCCGTCCGAGCGCCGGATTTGAACAGTCCCCTTCTTGCCTGGGCTCGTTAGGGTGTCGACGAATGTCGTTTGGGCGAACTGTACGACTCCCGAGATCCTAAAAAACAGATCGCTCGCCTCGGGCGGCAAAGGAGAGAGGATCCCCGGGGCGTTGACAGTCCCAAGAGTGAAAGTCGAGATCCGAACTTCAAAGGCAAAAGCCGACCCGTCGTAGTAGACGTTCCGACTTGTGTTAGCCGTCACATCGCCCGTGTTGAACTTGAGGCGGCCCGTATTGAGAGCCCACTCGACCGTCCCCGTTGCAGGGTTGGACGAAAATGCGGTTTCTGTGGCCCTCTGCACAGGGGTCAGGTACTGGCCAAACCCAATCCGAACGAGCGGGTATTGTCCAGTGGCGGGCAGAGGATTGAGCAGCAGAGGGTCGTCTATGATCCCAAGATTGCCGCTCGACTCGTCGAAAGTGTAGAAGGTCTGCCGTTGGAATCGAACGCTTTGACTCCCGTAGGTCGTGATATCGGCCGGGTTCCAGTTCAGGTTACCAGTGGCCTGTGAGATTTGGACCGTTCCAACAGGAGGAGTCGTGAAAGCACCATCGTTGACCACCACCGCAGAGGTGAGGGTTGTGCCGCTCCCGGTGCCGATCGACACCCGAACCGGGTAGCTGCTGAGCAATGACGTCAACGGCGCCGTGACCTTCAGGCGGGTCGTGTTGGCATCAGCCGTCATCGTGCCCACCACCTCAAGCACCGACCCTGGCAGGGCTTTGAAGCGGCCATCCTGTGCCTCAAAGTCGAAACGCTGGATCACTTCGTTCTTGGTCCACACAAAAGTAGCGTCCGCGAACGATCGGATGTTACCTGGACCTGTTCCTGGCGTCGCGGAGTCGTTGAGGACGAAAATGCAATATTCCGTCCGAGGAGCTGATTCGTCGGACGGATACGCGGTATTGAAGGCGCCCTGATCCGCTACGTAGTTGTTAGGGGTCATCGTAAACGATGAGTTCGCGGACCCTACTCGTGGCGGTTCTAGGACGTAGCCAGTAATGCTCAGGCCCATGTGGCTTAGACCAATCGCTGTGCCAGATAGGCGTCGATTCGTTTCCGTACCTCAGCTTCCAAGTTGTCGACGATCTTGTCGTGGAAGTCCTTGGCCTTGCTGAGGTCGTTGACGAGCTGCTCCGCTAGTTCGGGAACGGTGTTGCTGCTGAACACCATCGTCTTGGGATTGAGGAAATCGTTGATCTCACCCCTTAAGGACGGGTCCTCCAGTCTAGCAAAAACAATCAGCTCTTTGCCGAGGGTGTTGCGAAGCTTCAGCTTGAAACGGACTTGGATCTCTCCAGGTACCAATGTACTGGTCTCTTCGTCCAGAACAAGAGGACGCTCTTCCAAGCACTCAGCGACGTAACCTACGTTGTTGGGTATTCTCATTTTTCATCTCCATTCTCATATAAGACTCCCGAAACCCGAACCTGCAGACGGGAAGGGGGACGGGGGTCCTGCTATCACGACTGGCATTATAAGAATCGCGAAGGTCCTATCGAGCCCCGTTGCCAAAGCCTTAGCTTTTTTGACCGCTTGATCGCCGACCATGCCCGCTTGAGCGAATCCTGAAATCATCGACTGGGCGGCCGGGACTGCAGAGAACTTCGCCACCCCACCCCCAACCCCAACTGAAGGATGAGTGGTTGAGATCAATGTCTGGGTAAAACAGAGTACCAGCCCGTTCGCCAAACCGGCGATAAAAGAGGGCATGAACACCCCCGTCAGTTTCTGAGATACCATGCCGGCGATGAGGTTCGTATACAGGATGGGTTGGGGCACAATAATCGGTAAGGGGACGTTCTTCCCTGCTCCAGCGGTTCCAGTATCGATCGTAGTGATCTTTACCTGGGGAACCCACTGCTGAAGCCCTAGGGCTACCCCTCGAGCGTACTTGGGAAGTCCTGTGCCGATCATCCCTGTCGAGACGAGATTGGGGATCAGAACTCCCAGGAAACCAGGGACAGTAGCTGGCATCAGAGCGACCGAACGAGCGCACTTCCAAGTAGAGGTGAACCTGTTATATAGTCGAGCGTCGGAGCCCCGGGAGGCATCGAGGGAATTCCTCGAACGACGCCCAAGATGGCCAATGGCCCTCCTAACAGGATCTGAGGAGCTAAGAGCGAAAGAATGAGGCCGGCCGTCAAGTTCATACTCAGGCCTGACGTGATCGACATAGCGCCAGCCCCTGCAGTCAGGGACATAGCGCCAGCCCCTGTGGATAGTGTGACGGCGCCCGCCCCTGTGGTGAACGACATAGCGCCTGCCCCCACCGTCACCGAGAACGCTCCTGCAGGGGCGTTGAAGCTGATGGCGCCCGCTATAGCGCTGTAGGTGATGGCTCCTGCCAAAACGGTCTGCGTCAGCCCGCCCGCAAGAATGGTGGAAACCTTGCCCCCTAAAGCGATGTTCTCCAGCACCTGCATGGCGTATTGATACTGCGACTTACCGCTAACTAGTTGGCTAACTTCTCCGAAATTACCGGAAAACCCTGAGGTCGCATTCAAACTCAAACGATCGGCCTGCTGCTGGTACATGCCACTGACAATTGTCTGCTTGGACCCTTCAATGACCTTAGTCTCAGCCCCCTTGATGTTCGACTGCTTGGTGCCGTTGACCTCGATGCTATGCGCCAAATCGTTTTCGTTTGGATTACCTTCGTAGCTGACCTTGGTGGCTGAATGGAATCGCATCGTGATTGCATTACCCTGTGCGTCACGACCAATATCTAGGTGAGCCCCACCCTCTAGCGTTAAATGCGCAGAAATCCTTTCAGGGCTAGAGGCTCCGATGAACATCTTCAAGGCTCCTGCAAGACTCATTTCGGCAGAAATGTTCTTAGATCCGCTCGTGTAGTCTTCTTGAACTGAAGCAGGAACGTTGACGAAAAGCTTGCCTTGCTTGGAAACTGCAGCCACGAAAGCGTTCTCCCCTACACTTCGAGGGGGACGGATTTTGAACAGAAAAGCCCCTGCCGCTGTAACGGATTCTATATCCGGGCTGGTGGGCTGACGATTGACCTCCTCTAGTGTGAACTTTCCGATGGATCGCTGAAGAAAATCTTGGAATAGACGGGGCTTCAAAAGTTGCGCGTACTGACGTTGGCCTCGAGTCGAGATCATGTCGTTACCCACGAGGGTTCCCAATACCCTCTCGATGTAGGGTGGACGACGATCGGTCGAGAAGCCGTCGATCTCCTCAATTACCTCTTGGCTGAGATCGCTCGTATGGCTCATCTCTAGGCGGTCTTCGACGTAAGCGTCAGCGATGCTGTCCGCCTCCTCGATATTGACGCCAGGAGAGGTAGGCGGATAGTGGACCCGACGTCCGTTAGAGTACGTAACGGGCGGGAATTGGTCGGTATCGTTGAAAAGATCGAGAAGCTGTCCCGAAGTGTTGGCGTACTTGGCCGCAGATCCCGACCCGACACCAGGACCCGCGGCCTGAAGTTCATCGAGCCCGTAATAACCAGAAGTCACAGGCTTGAGGGTTTTCCCATCAGCTCCCAAGATATCGGGAGGCAGGTACGCAGCTCCCCGGCGGATAGGCCCGGAGATCTTCTTCAGACCTGCGTCACTTTCAACTCGATGGATTGTCTGAGTGATGAACGTACGATCGGCGTCTCTGAGCTCTAGAGTGTCGCCCGCACGGTTGACTACCCGTACATCCTTGGAGAGCACGAACTCGGAGCCCGCGGCCGACATACCCCCAACATCTCCAGGACGAAGATTCAAGCGCTTGTAACGTTGAACTGGTCCGAAGGTGTTAGTATACAGGTCTACTTCGTCAGCACTGATCTCCGAGGGATCTGAAACCGAAAAAGGGTCGAACCTTAGCCCGCTACGATTACCGGTCGGGATATACCCGAGGATCACCGCATCATAGAGCTGCTTATGGATACGACGGTAACCTACAATCACCAGTGACCCAACTTCAGGTACACCGCCCCAAAAACTCCGGGGCCCGGCCATCCCTTGCGTTAGATCGATCTCGAAACGATCTCCGCCACCAGTGATGACCTTGAGGTCCGCCTTTAGGTTCACTTCGTCCACCCGCGTGACGATACCGACCTTGAGCCCTGCAATGTCGTGCTGGTCTACGAAGTCCTTGCCGGGAACGGTCCCGGAGGTGTGCTTGGGCGTGCGACTCATCGGCATTAGGGCGGAAACTCCTGATTAAGCTGACCAAGCTTCGTAGTGTTTTGAGCGAGTTTTTGGGTTTCCTGATCAATCTGAGAGTTGATGCTGTTCAGACGATCTTGAGTCGTACCCCCAGGAGCCACGATGACGCCGCCCGTCGAGAGGGCGGTCTCCAGCTCTTTTTTCTGAGCGTCCAAAGTCGCCAAATGGGATTTATTCTGATTGATCTGACCCTGGAGCTGTGCCCGTTCGGCATTGGCCTTGAGGCCATCCCCAAAATTACTCCACGCTTTACTGACGTTGTTGAGGGCCGTTTTGGCTTGAAGCGCCAGAGCCGCCGGATCTCCACCCGCAGCTCGATTGGGAGTCGAGTAAGGAGGTGCAAATGGGCTTAGATCGCTAGCTGCATCCTGAAATCTTACTTGAGAGGGCGTCCTACCGGCCATCGGCGTGAGTTCCCCACGCAGCTCACGCTCGTACTGCTGATGAGGGCCGTCGAGCGCCTTGTAGAGATTGGACAAATAGGCGTCCACCTTGCTCACCACTGCCTGATTGGAAAGAGTATGAGTGACAGGACCAACTTCTAATGAAGTCCCTCCGGACATCTGGTTGTTGACCTCCGCCGTCAGATCCGGAGACGCACCTTCTAGGTAAACGGCAAGAGCGCTCTGCGTCGCTTCCGCCAAAGTCTTCGTACCGTCCAAAACCAAGGGATCTGCGGCTGCTGCACTCTTGGCCTTGGCAATGACTTCTGCCGCTCCAGCCATCAGATTGTCGTCCGAGGTTGTCGGTCTGAGGATCTGGACTTGATATCCTATGTTAATGAACGCCAAATCGGACCGGCCCGTCACACATTGACAATCGGCATCCACCGTCGTACCCGCCAACACATTCTCGCGAACTTTCATTTCCGCCAGAGTGAGGGCTCTAGATAGCTGTGCAGCCTCGACATCAGGGGGTGAAACAGCCCCTTGACGCTCCTTTGAGCTTAGAGTGGCGGATGTGATGAAGGTCGTCTCGGTGTTCTTGAACTCGGGTTTCTTGGTATCAGGATTGATGGCAGCGGACGTCTGAAGGTCTTCTGGGCTCAGATGAGCGACTACTTCAGCCGGATTGGCGTAAGATGAAGTGACAGCTGTCAACCCTTGGGATTGAGCCACAAGACTTTCGTAAAGCCCTCCCGCAAGAGCTAACTGGACTCCGATGTCAGCCTGCTCTCGATTGTTGTTGATCAGAGCTCCATCTCGCAGATAGACCCCTCGGCCGTAACGATGATGACCGATTAACTCGAAGCCACGTTCATCGGACACCGGACGAATCATCCCGCTCTGCCCACTGAACTTGATGACGTCCTGGTTGAACGTGATGTTGGCCGCTGGCAATACCAGCATCTCCAAAATGACCTCGGACGTGTCATGTAGATAGGTATAGACGCCCGCCGAGTTGATACCATAGCTGTAGCGATTGTTGAGGTGCTTGTTCCGAAGGTCGTCTTGGGGCTGGTTGGTGAAGCTTGCTTGCTGAAGATCTGCCAACTCCTTCTTAGCCGCATCGTTGCGGGCCTTCACCCGACTCTGAGCCACACGAGGATCTGAGCCTCGTTTCTGACCCGAAATATCCGCCAATTGGTCAGTAGTGGCTGAAAATGGCCGAGTATAGGCCATTACTACGTTGGGGTAGCCCACAATACGGCCCGTCTTCGGGTGCCGTAGGATTAAAGGCTCGTAGGGGTCAACATCCCCTGGTTTTTGCGGGGCGTTGACGGCAGGGATTTGGGCCGCGTCCCCGACCGTCGCTTTGAAACGGCCCCCTGAGGCCAGTTGGCGGGCTGTCAACGTCGAGGCCTCTCCGACGGCCAACTTGCTAGAGGTCTCGTTCTTACGGCCCTTGTAGCTCGTCAGCTCAAGCGTTCCGATGCCACGAGGAGCTATGAATTTACCCCGCTTGGCGGTCAACGAGAGGGACGTCTGAGCTCGCCCTCCGTAACTAATATTATGGCTGATCCCTTGGACGTACCACATCTGATCCAACGGTGCGATGTAGACAGGGAATCCCAACCTTAGTTCAGGGCGTAGAGGGATGTTGACTGTCCCTCGGAACCGCTTCGAGTTGTAGCGGTCCAACATGTCTAGACCTGTGTAGAACATGAGCTGCGGGTCCGACATGAACTCAGAGTTGTAGGTCCTCGAACGCCATCCGTATTTACGAAGTAAGTGGTAGTCGGTGACCGAAGTGTAGGGTGTTGCCTCTTCAGGCATCCCATAATCTACTGCCCCACTGAAGTTGCCCTGAAGTTGTATTTGGGTCACGACCTCGGATTCGGAGTCGGAGAAGTCCCAGTCAATGATATCGATATCTTGGATCCAGCTGACGGGCTTATTGCTGAGAATGTCTAGATTGTAGAACGGGGGTTTGAAGACAATGTCCCCTGTCACGTCCATAAAGAATTCGAACCCAATCGACTCCTTGGCGGCGTTTGCAAGTTCTAGTTTGGTCTGGTATTCAGTCTGCCAAAAGTTAACCTGGCCCGCTTGACTAAACTGTGTACGGAACGCCGTAACCCCTGGATCAGTGGGGTCGAAGTCCATTTGAGCCGTCGCATTGCCATTGGCTTGACGTACCAGCTGGCTCGCGAAAGGCTTTCCGAACTGACCCTTTTTGTTCTGATAAGCAGCTTGGAGGACATCCCCTCGGACGGCCGTACCTGATGTGCCGTACAGCAATAGATTCGAACGAATTTTCTTAAACCTCTGGCTCCAGTACTGCATGATATCGCCAAGCGCAGACCGAAACGTGTTCTTGAAGGCAGGGTTCTTTTCATTGACAAGACTCGTAAGCGAACCAGTTCCCACCACGACATCCCCAAATGACTGCTGGGCCAACGTCCAGATGATGTCGTAGGGATTCATACCAAAAAACACGTTGCCGAATATACTCCGACCAGCTTGACCCACAGCCTCCGTGAAGGCAGGGTTGATGTTCATCATGCACAGCTCCCACCATTTCAGGATATCAGCGCATTGGATGCTGACCGTATGCTCCCCTCCTGAGTAGGAGTTACCGACTTCAGTGACTATTCCCCAAAAGATCTGGTAGTACTGTGGGATCCCTTCCACTAAATAGTAACCCTTGGAGAAGATTTCGATCTCCATCATGGGTGTAATCAAGGGGTTGCCATCGAAATAGAACTCGTCCACAGAATGCCGTGGAATGGTCATATTGATGGTGGCGGATCCTGGCGAGTTATCGATATTACCGTCAGTTTGGATGCTCGTAATGTAACGATTCCAGTCGAATCGACGTCGGCAGCTTGAACACCCTAAGATGTCAGCTTCGCCGTTGATATAGACGAGGGCATCGGGAGACATCGTCACCGTAGGACGGATCCCCTGCTGATAGGTGCCTTGGAAAGGACCGCGAGCCATTATCCCTGCACCATTAAGCTTGGGGTCTGTCGAGATCTTGCCCCAGCCGCACCAGGGTCCCCGTTGGGATCAGGGCTGTCCAGCAAGAAAGCGGCTCGGACTGTGAATTCGAAGCTGTAATCCACCGTATGGGGTGTTGTGTCGCTCTCTGTAACGGTAAAACTGTCGAAAGCTCCCATATACAAGATGCTGTCATAATAGATGTAGATCGATCCTACCATCGTGAGATTACGCTCCAGGGTCGAGCTCGTAGCATCGGTGGTATAAATGCCGCCGTTATTGGCATAGAACAGCTGAAGGCTCTGGAAGTTCTGCCAAGACTGAGAAGCATTTCTTGCCATGCGAGTGATGCCCGGACCTGAGCTATTGGCGATATCGGCCGCAAAGAAACCTGCTACTTTGCCCGAAGCGCTAATCTTCTCTTGGCCATTACCCCAATGTTCGATAATGGTGGCCCCATTTCGAGACCAACCAGAATCGCTGACGATCTTTTCACCCTTCGTGCTGAAGCTTTGAGGATTGACCAGAAGACGCAGTGGCGGGGTATTGGCCATCGCTTCCACCGCGTCCTTGATAACTTTGATTTGCGCCGTTTGTGCAGCCGTAAACTGAGACCCTATGTCCTCGGAAGTGAGAGGCGTGTTGGCCAGTTTTTCTAGGAATCGTTGGGCATCGTTGGCGGCGGCCGCCGCGTTTTGATCCCAAGCGGTGGAATTGTCACCTTCGACCGCCTGGGAGGAAGGCAACAAATCGGGGGCGGGGACATCATAGATGGCGCCTGCCTCAAAATGCATGGCGTCCGGACGGCCGAATGTCCCGCCCCAGACGAGACCAACGCTATTGGCGATGGGGACGAAGGCGACCGTCGATCCTTTCACACCTTCAGCAACGGGTTTCTGACCTAAAGGATTGTATCCTTGGTTGATGTCTACGGCGGTTCCCCAAGCGTGAGGAGACAGGGTGCTGTTCGATCCCCGCACGAAGCGAGGGTTGTAGCTGCCGCCAAAACTCAAGAGCTGATCCATTAGACCCGCACTCTCGATGCCTTTGAAAAAAGCTTGAAACTGTGAGGCCACGGCCTTGTGAAAGGTCGCCTGCGAGGAACCGAATTTAGCCAGTTGGGGGATATCGACTGTAACGAGATTTTTGGCTGCCCAATCGTCGGTGATCTTTACCCCCTCAGGATTGTTTGCAGTAGGATTCGGCGTGTAGCTGAACTTACCGAACATCTGGTTCTTCTGGTCGACCGTCAAAGGCTTTAGCTTCCCCGGATAGGGCGGGAAAGCCCCAGCGTTACCCGCTTTCTGATCATACACAGGTGTAACGAGGTTATTGACCGTAGATGTCCTACTCAGGAGTCTACCTGAGATGTTGGCGGACGGGGGGATAACCCCGATCGCAAACAATTTAGGGTTACGACCCTTTGAAGGCACGGATGATAGCGGTACAAATTGCTCGGACAGGGTATCCGCCGCGACCACTAGTTCGTTGTAATAGGTCAGGTAAGACGCAGGGACTCCATAAGCGTAGCCTGTCCCACTATAGGTCGCTGGAGGAAAGTAGTCCGCTGTGTTCTCGATCTGTTTTGCGATCGATGGAGTAGTGTCGTACTTGATCTCCGCCATCAGGCCCCCCGATTCGTCGCCGACCTAGTACCGTTGAGAACGTTCTGTTGCTGAAAATTCGGTACAAGACGAGTCCGTCCGAATTGAGGGGATATGGACAGCAGAGTAGTCTCCACCTTGAACGTCCAATCAAGCTTAAACGCGAAGGGACTGTCGTCCGTCTCGTCCACGCTAAAGGATCGAAACGTCCCTAGATAGTTGCCCCGGTCATACATCAGCAAGATACTACCCTGTAGTACGATGTTGCCGAACGGGTCGTAGACCGAGCCATTGTTGTTATACAGGTCGTACAGATCTCGGTAACGATCCCAAGCGATCGTCCTCTGACGCATCACGCTGGTGAGACCTGTGTAGACGTTCATGAACGCGCCTGTAGAAGCGCTGGCCGAAATCTCTGTCAGCTCCGACCCCCAGTGTTGTTCTACGAACCCTCCTCGGGTTTGGATTCGTTCGATCTTGTGAGCGTACGACTCCTCGAACGAGTTAGGGTTCACGTGCATGACGAGCGCGTGAGGGAGAAGTAGCGTGTTGCGGTTAAAGGGGCTGGTGATTTGAAACGCCATCGGAATGGACCCTTTGCGGGTCGCCATCGGATGGACGTACGCATCCTCGCTCGAAGGAGTAGCGATCGATTTGAAGTCGGCGTTAGCAGAAGGGATCCTCATCAGTGAAAGCGCTCCCTACGCTTGTATTCATGGATGCCGTCAATCACCTTGGCTTCGATGATCTTTCGCAGGTCGTCCCCACCCACACCATTCACTGTAATGTTGACAGGAGTAGAACCCATACCTTTACCAGCGGGTACAATGCGTTCTCCCGGTCCCACCGAAGCCAGTCCTTCACCAGCAGCGGCCGTCACCCTTGCCATGCCGTCACTCACACCCGTCACCATGCCACCCATCGCATGGCCCTTCAGAGCTCCCACCACAGGATCACCAGTCAGACCGGTCTGCATGGACTTGTCGACGATCGCACCCCCAATGGTTGAGGGCGTGAAGCCCCCTGCCGCCATGGTATCGACCATTGTCTGCTGGTTAATATCCTTGTACATGTAGTATTCGAAGAGCGCTGTCCGGACGGCCTTGAGAACGCTTCCTTCCATGGCCTTCGAATACGGCCCGCTCAAGAAGCTGGTGTCCATCTTGAACTTATCCATCTGGCGGTCGATGGACGCCATCGTGGCCGCTTGATCCTTGCTGACCGACAGCGTGTCTTGGGCGGCCGTCACTTGATCCTTTATTTCAGGCGGGGCCGGCGGGGCCGTAGGGGTTGCAGCCGGTCCCGCTCCTGGTTTGCTGCTACCGCCACCCATAAGGCCAGAAGAGGTCATCTGCTTCTCTACGGCCATGAACACGTCGGTTTTTCGGCCCTCAGTCGCCGTAGTCCACACGAGTTTCTGGATGAGCTTGTTAAGGTCCGCATCATTATAGCGATCCTCAACTTTTTGGCCGCCTTGAGTACCGGGTCCTAAGCCCGCCATCTTGGCTGCTTCAGCCAGCTCTCCTTGACTGAACCCTTGGAGCATTGTTCTACGGACATCAACAATCGCATCCACTTGCCGGTTGAGGGCTTCGGCTTGCTTTTCTAAGGCTCCCCTATCTTGAGGGGCCGCACTGTTGATTTGATCCTTGATCTTACTCTGTTCAGCCAGCTTTTGAGGCAACTGATCAAGAGCTGCCGTCAAGCTCTTATTGATATTCGAACCCGCGAGGGCTGTCTTGAAGTCAGGGCTGTTCAGAAGCCCTTTAAGCTCAGTGCTGTTACCGGAGGTATGTCTCAAAGCATGGACACGATCTCGATCTTCCTTGTTACCTACTCCTGGGATCGACAGGATGGCGTCCCATACACCCATCAAGAGGTTGTAGAGAGAATTCATCAGCCAATCCAGGATCATATCCAGCTTCTTGAGCATAGATGTCTGTAGGTCAGCTTGCTTCTTGGCCATGTCTTCGACCTTGGCCTCAGCATTCAGGGACTGCTTATCGCCGTCCGATAGAGTGTCCATGATCTGGTCGTAACCCAACTGGTCGACCGTCTTCGACAACTCCTTGTCGGTGCTGGCCGTAACGCCCGCCTGCTTAAGGGCCGCACGAGCAGCTTCCATCTGCTGTTCGTCACCGCTTTCCAGTTGACGCTTCAAGACATCACGTTGGTTGTCGATCGACTTCTCGAACTTAGCCATCGCGTTCAGCTGCTCTTCAGAGATGCCGAGATTCTCTGCCATCATCTCGCCGCCGATGGTGCCCACGATGTCGGAAAGCTTCTTGCCTCCACCGAACTTCGTCAGGGCTCCTTGCATGGCCTCAAGAGCTGCGGCTGGACCCAAATCACGAGCCGCTGTAGCGGTGCCAAAGGTCCCCTTCTTCCGACGGTCCGCTTGAAGTTGTGCATCCACCAACGCCTCACGGATAGCCCCTTGCTGTGCAGGGTCCATCTTCTGGACCTGTCCTTCTAGTTCACCACGACCTTCTTTGGTGGAGATCTTCTTCATCAGATCTTCGCCCGTCATACCGAAAGACTTGGCGAGACCGTCTGCTTTACGTTTGATGTCACGATCCACCAGTTTGCCCATCTTGCCTTGACCCGTCAGCAAGGAAAGACGAAGGCGATCCGTACGGCCCATGTTCTTCAAACCCTGGACGGCGGTCTGCATGAACTTTTGAGCATTGCGAGGGTCCATCACTTTCCCCAAGCGACCTAGGATCTTGACCGCATCCTCCATGCGGGATCCCCAAAGAGACAGGTCCTGCGATACTCCACGGATCATACTGAAGAATTTGTTCGCCGAGATACCCGAGTCTTGGGCGGCCTTGTTCATCTGCTCGAAAGCAACCTTCGTTTGCAAGAGGTCAGCCCCCATCGAGCTCATCATCTCCGCCTGGAGGGTGTTGATCTCTTGCAAGGGGACCCCGAACGCACGGCTATAGGCCACGCTCACATGCGCTAGTTCCATCGTGAAATCTTGCACAGACTTCCCTGAACGTTCGGCCTCATCGCCAATGCGAGCAAGGCTCACACCCTCTTGGTTTAGGGTGTTGACAATCGCCTTGTACTCATCAGACGAGATCCCCCATTTGATGTTGCTGAGGTCGTATGAGGCGTCTCGTATGCCGTCCAGCGTGTCAGAGATCTTCGCATAAGCGACGGTCGTGTTGTTACCCGCACGAGCCATAAATTCAGTGTTGCTTGCTGAAGCAAGAATGTCCTTGTTGAAGTCCTTCACCTTCGCAT